CATTCAAAAGAAATCAAAGATAATTTTGAAAAAGCGTCATCAAGCTATCTGGGATTAATTGCCTGTGTTTTCGTACAAGCCTGTTAATTTGTTCAAAGGATTTATACTTGACCACTAAGGCCTTATTTGGACGCACCGTTATACTTTCAATATAGCTTAAAACGGCCTCTTTGCTGTACATTTTTCTTGCTACGCCCCATTCGTTTTCTCTTAATTTCTTCTGTTCAGATAAAAGCGCTATAGTATTATTGATTTCACCAATATCACGTCGTAAATCATCGTTTGTTTTTGACAATGCCTTTATCCGCTCCCTCAGTTCGGTTATCCTATCGTTGATAGGCTCAACCCTGCTGTTCAGTTCATCTTTATCAAACGCCGCATCCTCGTATAAATCAAGTAGTCTTTCCCTGCGTGCTTTTGCTTCTTCTAATTCGGACTGTGCTGATATAATTGCTTTATCATCCCGGGTGTCTATCTGTGATTCCAGGATACCTCTTAGCTTCTTTAGAAGTTCCATAGCGTTAACAACCTGTGTTAAGGTTCGAAATATATAGACTGCCCCTGTAACTTGGCTATCTAAAACCGTTTCATATATGTTGGGATTGCTGCATGGATAGATTTTATTGCCGTTTTCATCATATCGCCTTTCACGTTTTGAAGCACAGCTGTAGCAACGCACATTTCTCCCTTCTGATACAAGATAGTCGCTGTTGCCCGCAATATATTTATTGCCGCAAGACCCACATATAATTTTCCCCGCATAGTCTGTCTTGCCACTATATATCCCTTTTTGCCGCTGGTGCTGTATCCGGCCTTGAAGAATTTGTTGCGCTTTATCATACAATTCCCGGTCTATAATGGCAGGGACTTTATCCGTATCAAACACTACCGGCTCATCCGTTTCCCTGCGTGCATGCTTTTCAAACACCAGTCCCTCGGTATATTTCTTCCTTACACCGCAGCCTGTATAGGTTATATTGCTCAGTATCAGCCGGATGCCCCGATCACTGAAATCCTTTCCTTTCTTGGTTTTTATGCCCGACTGTTTTAAATAATTTGCTATTCGATATAAGCCTAAACCCTGATTGACATACAAATCAAAAATCAGCCTTACAATTTCAGCTTCATGTTCTACAATTTCCAGCCTGTTCTCTGGTTTGGGATAATACTTATAACCGTAGATATTGCCATGCGAATGGATATTCCCGTTCTTAATCCCCTGTTCGATGCCAAACAATACCTTGCGGCTCTTATCCCGGCTTTCACGCTCGTCAAATACGGAAAATAGCTGTATATATGTAATATCATCGGGGTTTTCCGTTGTTTTATCCAAATCTAAAAAATGGACATATACATGATTGCTTGCCAAAGCCTTCAAAATCACATCCACACTTACACTCCTTGCGAAACGGCTCGTATTGGATACCAGTATCAGGTCAAATTTAGGCTCTGCTACAATAGAATAACTATTTTCTATGTCCAAACCAGCATCGGTCAGCATTTTATTGAATTGTGGCCGTTTTAAAGATGTGCCACTGATGCCTCTGTCAGCATATATGCCAATATTCTCATATGACTCACACTCGTTGATATAGTGTTCAAAATAGTGATTCTGATTTTCATAGCTGTTTTGTTGATCATCGCTTTTGGTACTTACTCTGCAATAAGCCACAACCCGTTTCATACCCAGACTACCCCGTTTACTATATTTCATATATTCCCACCTTTATTATATCCTATAAGCTATTCCTGCAATAGTTATATATTTAAAAATGGTTGGATAACTCACCCCGCACAACTTTGCCAGAGCCTTCTTGGTAAGCTGTCCCTGATGGTATAGCGGGGCATATTTTAAAAACAAAGCCGGTAAGTCGTCTTTGGACATTACCGGCCTGCCTGTATGTTTGCCTTTGGCCTTTGCGTTTGCCATGCCGCTTTTGACCCTTTCCCGTATAAGTTGTAGTTCCAACTCCGCAAAAGTTCCTGCCATCTGTAGAAATGCAACTGTCATCGGGTCAAGCTGCCCCTGGGTGCAGTCTATGGTAATGCTGCCCAGTATCACCAACCGCAGCCGTTTTTCTTTTACTCTGTCGATTATCTCGCATAGCTGTTTGGTGCTTCGGCTCAATCGGGATATCTCTGTCGCTATGATGGTATCCCCGGCTTTTGCTCTCTCTTGCAGCAACGCATCAAGTTCTGCCTTGTGAACTGCGTCCCCGTGCTCGTATTCCCATATAACAGCATCAGCGCCAGCCGCTTTCAATTCCCGCAACTGGCGTTGTATATCCTGCCTGTTTTCGTTGGTGCTGCATCTTGCGTATCCGTATCTCATAGGCTGCCTCCTTCTTTATTGAAAACATAATAGCACATAAAGGAAAGGGTGCCGAGCCGCATTTTATACGATATGCTCCGGTTTTCAGCCTGATTTCTGCTGTGTTTAGGCAGATGCTTGTTATAAAGGAAAGGAGATGCTTTCTTTTATACGCCTGCCCCGATGAAAAAGGAGCGGTCAGCTGCTCCGCCCCTTCAATACTGTATTTAAATACAATGCACTATTAATATTCTTCCGGTTCGTACATATTGCGTATCTTCATTATGGAAGCCAGCAGCAGCTTCGCATAATCGTAAAGGGATATTTCTATCAAGCCTTCTCCATATCCTTGCTCTTCCATCGTGGCAAAGAGGCTTTCCAATACCTTTTTCCCAGTCGCTACTTTGGGCAACTTTGCCTGCTTTGATTCTCTAACTATTAACGGAGTCTTTTGTTCACGTTCTATTTTCAACATATCGTTTTACCTCATTATTCAGGATGGCAGTTCCGTATATTGCCTGTGAGGTAAAACAAGTCTTTTGCCTACAATGTAGCGGATCTCCCTGCTATAGCCTGCAAGGGATATGCCGCAGGTACATTCCTGCCGTACTCTATAATTTAATTCTAGTAAACTCTCTTTGAAAGAACAAGGCTTTTGTATTCCTCAATAATCAAAATACCGCAGAGTAAGCAAAACAGCAGGTATTAGGGGTCTGATACGCTTGCCGCTCTTTTTCTCAATGGAAAGCCCATATGCAGTGTATCGCTACATATGGGCTGAATAAGGACATTTTTGTGGGGAATCGAGGCAGGTTTTCTGTTCAAGGCACTTTCAGCGCATATATCCCGCTGTATTCCCTTCCGTTGTACTCGCCCTCATAGCAGATATGATATTCCCCCGGCATGGTGACCGTGAGCATATCTCCCTCGACACTCGCTCCCTGCGTTTCCTGCAAAGAGTAGGTCCATCGCTGTGGCGTGTGTTCCATGCACCAACATCCCCAATCGTCCACCGGCAGCTCAATATGGATTTGCCTGGTGGCAGGAAGTTGTGAAAACGCTTCAGAAGCAGGTTCAAAAACGGCAAACGGGAATTCAGCGAGGGACCAGCCGTTGAGGCGCTCATCCCCATCCTCAAATATCAACTCGCAACTGCATACGTTTGTTCGTCCTTCTTCCACTTTAGGGAGCACGGATACCCAAAACCCAAGTTGAGTATTGTATCCATGGTAAGAGCTTCGGGCTTCAATGCGGTAATCCCCCGGTTCATGCACGGTAAGCAGGTTGTCCCTAAGAGTGACATCGGAAAGCGTTTCGCCCGTTGCTCCGGTGCCCGAGTCCTTCCACTGAGAGAACTTCAGCTGAACCTCGGGCGCATCATGCACTTCGGCTCTGCATTCGCTGTCGTCAACCCGCCAATAAAACTCGATCGGGATTTCGAGGGAGGTGCCCTCCTCATAGCCGTTTACATAGTGGGGCGAATATGCCCATGCGTCCTTTACTTCCGATGAAACTGCCAGCTTGCATGTGCAGGGGATCGCAACAGCCGCAGCACCGGGAGCGGCGCTTTCCTGGGGCGGCAGCTGCTCGGAAGCAGGAGCTTGTGTTGGAACCAATGCGGCTGCGCCCGCATCCTCCGCCCGCGGAAGCAGGACAAGGCAAAAAACAGCCGCAGCGGCAACGCCTATCAGGAAGCTGCCCAAGCCTGCCCATATACGCTCCTTCCGTGCAAGCCTTTGCAGAGCCCTTTGAAGGGATTTCACGCTTTGGTAGCGTTTCTTTACGTCAAGATTTGTACACTTATCGATAACAGTCCACAGCTGCCCTCCGCACCGCTCCATTTTTTCATATGGATTCCCGGTATGCGCTTCGTACAGAGTAACGCCCAGTGCATAGATGTCCGACCGCATATCGGATTGGCTGAACCCGTACTGCTCGGGCGGTGCATAGCCCTGCGTTCCAAGCTGAACCGTGTCCTTCCTTGCAGCGGAGGAATACTGCCTCGCCGCGTCAAAATCGATAAGCACATATCGACCCAAATCGGACAGAATGATGTTATCCGGCTTGATATCCCTATGGATAATAGGCGGTTCCGCCCCGTGCAGGCATTCCAACGCCTCGCATAGGTCTTTTGCCAAAGCCATCGTTTCCTTGTCATCCAGCGTTCTTCCGACTTCAAGAATGCCGCGAAGGCTCCTGCCGCTGACGTATTCCTCCAACACCCATATTGTATCCCCCGATTCCTGAACGGACAGGATACGGGGCAGCGCCGGGCTTTTCATCCCGGAGACTGCTTCATAGATTGGGCGCAGTGAGGCGGGGATCAGCTTTTTTACTGCAAGCATCCCATTTTGACGGTTTTTTACAAGAAATACCCGTCCTTCCTTCAATACCGCCACTTCTTCGTAAAGCCACTGGTGAAATTCATTGCGCATATCCATATGCTACGCTCCTTCGATAATTTCCCTGTTTATAAGATAAATATAGCATGGTATAATATAAATGACAACACATACGGAGGCGGTTCATGTATTCCAAAACCACGGAAGATCTGCTTAAAACGCTGCTGAGAACAGACGAGTATTCCCAGTTTCAGGAATTGAAAGACAATGGCATCGTATCCCTTGCGGAGCATCTTGATGCGCTGCTGGATCAAAAGGAAACCTCCAAGGCGGAGGTGATTTACAGAGCGAGACTGGATACGGTCTATGGGTATCAGATTTTCAACGGCACGCGCAAGCCCTCACGCGATAAGCTTTTGCAGCTTGCCTTTGGGTTTCCCCTTACATACAAGGAAACGCTGACGCTGCTCAAGATCGCCGGGGTGGGCAGCCTTTACGTTCGCCGCAGACGGGACAGCATAATCATATTCGCCCTTAACAAGGGCTTCTCCCTGGAGCAGCTGAACGAGTTGCTGGAGCAGGAGGATGAAGCTTATTTGGCATAAAGTCAGCCGCACAGAGGGTTCCTGTGCGGCTTAATATTACTTTTTGATTAATTGAAGGCTTAAGATCATTTCGCCTTTTTTCTGTTCAGCACGGCGCCGCCTGCAAGCATGCCCATAAACACCAGCATACACAGCCCCACATATGGTCCCATGCTGCTGTCGCCCGTTTGGGGGAGCGCTACGATGCTTTTCCCGGTGCCGGAGGCGGTTATATTGAATGAGTAGCTTCCTCCGCGCCAGATCACCTTCACATTGTGAGGGCCGTCCGTCAGGGAGGGTATGGTTATGGTGTTGCCGTCAACGGTGAAGGGAACGCTTACGCCGTCAATAAGCACCTCGGTCGGGTCGAAAGGGATACTGGCGCCAAGGCTGTTCCCGCCCCTGTACCATACGCTGCTGCCGGAGCCGGAGCCGGAGCCGTAGCCGGAGCCGTAGCTTACAGACAAAAATGCTTTGACTTTCTCATCCAGCGCGCTCATCGCTTCCACTCCTTCACACCGCTGATGGATGCCGTGGCCTTTTCGGTGCAGGGGATCACCTGGATCACCCCGGTCACTTCCATCAACGGCACCGTCACCGTAAACTTGCAGTCACCGGGGGTCTTGGTCCCGTCCATAGCCAGTTGCTCAATGGCGCAGGCACCGTTCCAGTACCACAGTTTGCGCACGTTGGTCATGGTCGCTTCCGTGCCGCGGCGTTCCTTGATGCCACCGAAAAACACGCCTGCGCGGTCGCAGCGGACAATGTACATCTGCTCGTTCTTCTCGTTCTTCTCATTCATGGTATCTTTCCTCCGTATTTTTTATTTCACCGGCATGCCGGCGTTTTACTGGTTTTGATTTCGTTCGCCGTAAGGACAGGGATCTTTTCCCTCCGCCTTGCACGGTTTGCAATAACGCTCCTCTACGCTTTTCTTAAACGCTTCCCTGTCAATGTGTTCGGCCATCGTCAGCCCTCCATCAGCTCATATTTCGCACTGTCAGCGCAGTATACAGGATACACGCGCCCAGCCATTGCAAACTGGTAGCCCAGTCCCCCTTGCTGGCGATATTTACCACCAAACTGCCCAGCGCACCGGCTACCATCAGCAGCGGGAAAACAATTTTCAAAATTTCCATCACTCCACCTCCTGACCCCAGAATTCGCGGCGGCAGTCCGCGCACCCACCAAGACGTCTCAAGTCGCAGACATACGTCTTGTCAACATTTCTTGGGCATGTCTCGACAACGCCATCATCGTCCGTCATGCAGTTAGGATACTGCTCCAGAAACACGCTCTGCCGCGTTTTGCGCGGGTGTGCAGCAGACCACTCCTCTACTTCTTTTACAACGTCCTCGACCGGAGTCCACTCGTCCAAAGTAGGCGCGTGCTTTCCTGTCACCCTGTACATTCTTCTGCATTCTTCAATAAACTTCACAGCGTCCATTTACTTTTCCTCCTTTTCCGCCACGGCCTTGGCAAACTGCGCCAGTCCATCACTCATGTCCGCGATCTGCGCATCCCGCCGCAGTACGGTGTCCCGCAGTCCGGCGTTGGCTTTCATCAGCGCGGCGATGTGCCGCTGCTGGTTCTCTATTAGGTCAGCGGCTTCCCCAGAAACCACACCAGCGCATTTATAACGCGCCGGTCTTTCAAACAAAGGGCACTTATCCTTTGGGCACGCCCCGGTTTCTATTGCATCACAATGGCACCGCAGCGCGGTCACAATCTCATCTCTTGTCATGTCATTCCTCCTCTCACATCTCCGCCCCATTGCTCTGCCATTGCTTTGGCAATGCCTGGGAAGGTTTTGCTCCTGGCTTTTGCTGTACGCGGGTCATTCCATCGCAGAATCTTACCAGTCTCGTCTTTTGCAGAGTCCGCGCTTGCTCCCACACTGTATCCGCCTGGCAAAATATCTCCTGCATCTACAATGTTTGTCGGTCGCAAAGCGGGTAATCTTTTAAGCCATAGGCAAGTCTTTTTCCTTGCGTGGTGCCCGAATTCATACGGCTGGATAATACAATCAGGTTTACGATAGTGTGTAGACATATATCCGACCGGATTTTCTACCGCGATTTTACAAACGTCGGCATTTACAAAGGCCATAAAAAACGCCGCAGCTTCTTCCCGCAACTGCAACCGTCTGACCGCCTTTTCACCATATCTTACCGTGTTAAACCAGCGATTCCCGGTAACAGTTAGGTATGTGCACGGCGGATGTGCGATCAACATATCCCACCTGTCAATGCCATGCGGCTGTCCGTCCATCGTAGTCACGCTCCCGCCTCTGACGGCTTTTAGGGCGTCACCTAAAATGTGCCACTCAGGGTGCCCGCCAGATGGCTCCTGTATGTCGCAGGAATATGCTTCATGTCCAAGTTCTCTAAACGCCTTGCACACTTCTTGGCTTTCCTCACATGCAATCAAAACTTTCATGCTCAATCTCCAAACACCACGCCGCACTCGTCCTTCAGCATATCCTTGATATGCTTGCGCTTGATGCGGCCTTCGTTGATCTCCTGCGTGATCTTTTCTAAGCACTCGTACAGGTACGCGATACTCAACGTGTCGCGGCTGTCCGGCGTCTCCTCCTGAACGTGCCAGCCGCACTTGTCGATGAGCGCCATTGCCACCATGTCCATGCACTCCTGCGTGCCTCTGCGCTTGCCGTCCATAAAGATCCGGTCATCCCGGCTCAAATGCTGCTTGCCCATGTCAATACCTCACTCCGATGTAGTCCAGCACCCTTGCATAGCCCAGTCCGTCTTTCGTGGGCTTCCACAGCCCGTCCGTGTCAAATGCCCCGCCGCCGATGCAGAACGCATAGTGCTTCGGGTGTGTCAGATTCATGCGCTGAAATCGGTTGACGCCTTTTTCGAGGTGCGCACCGAACGCGCAGAACATACAGCCCGTTCTCTGGCATCCCGTGCAGTGCAGCTTGCAGTCGATCAGCGTCGCGCCGTAGTCGTTCTCGCCGTCACTGGCCACGATGTCGCCGTACACGCTGGCGTAGGGGAGTTGGCGGTCTACGATGAAGCGAAGCACGTCCTGCTCCGTCCAGAAACTCATGGGCCTAGATAAGGGACGCCTTCCTTCAAAGGCGTTGCAGCCGGTTTCGCGCCATTTTTGCATCCGCAGAAGACTTTCCTCCGCCATTGCTGCCGTCGTGGGCTTGACATCCGCTCGGTGCTCATAGCTCTTTGACGGGGACTTTTTCATAATTCCACAGCACTTGTCTGATATGAGAAATGGAGCCGAAAGCAAATACGCCCACTTTTCACAGTTGTACATACTCTTTTCCCCATCGGCGCGTAAGACTTCCCCACGCAATAGCTTCATACTTCGGCTATCTGGTGAACGCCGCGCGGTTTCTATCCGGTGCGCTACATCTTTACCGATGATGCTGTACCCGTACTTCGTCACCATCTGCCGAATGTTCATCTTCGGACGCAGGCGTACAAGATTGACAGTCACGCGGGGAAACTCCCTCCGCAGCCACGCGGCGTACTCATTCACGAACTTCTGAATTTCAGGGTATTCCAGCCCGGTATTCACAAACACCAGATTCAGCTCCCACGGCGGCGTCCTGAAACTCGCCAGATACCGCGCCGCCAGATACGCCAGCACCGTGCTGTCCTTGCCGCCCGAAAAACTGACATAGCACTGTCCGCCCCATGCGGTGTACCACTCGTCCAATTTTTCGTAGGTCAGTATCTCCTTGTCCTGCACGCCCAGCGCCATCAGATTCTTCGCCGCTTCATTCGTCAGCGGTTGGTTTGTGCGCTCCATGTCACACCTCCCGTATAGCGAATCCGTACCGATTGCGAAACAGCTTTGCTTTCATGACATACTCGCGGGTACGCATCCCCTTCACGTCCTCCACCACCGGCAGCCAGTACCGCTGGCCGTAGTTGTCCGGAGCCGTCCGGCGCTCGTACACGAAGTCCGCGATGTAGTCGATGCTTTTCACGCGGTCGCCCTCAACCGTCGTGTACGCCTCTTGCAAGCAGTACCGCACCTGCAATTTCAGCCCCCGTATCTCCCCGGTCTTTTGCAGCAGCATCAGCGCGTCGTAGCGCTCCGCCTCCTTTTTGCTGTCAAAGGTCAGCTTGCCGCGCCGCGTCTTCTGCGCCTTGTATTTGCTGGGCTTGCGCATCTTCTCCATGACCTGCTTCTGTGCCGCAGGCCCCAGCCGCATCAGATCCTCACTGTTCATCCAACAACCCTCTTTTCTCCAGTCCGCGCTTGCTCATGGTGTAGCGCTTGATCGTCGTCATTTTCTGCTCTTTGCCGCAGCGCTGGCACACACCCTGTGCCCAGCCGTGGAACGCTGGCTCGATGATGTATTCCGCCGCCATCTCTTGCAAACAGGCCACGCACAGCCGCGCTCTGGCCACGCGCCAGATGCCTTTATCCATCCAGCGCCTCCTCGGCCTCCTGCCACGTCAGCCCGTGTTCCCTTGCATAGCGGGAGATCCGGCCCAGCTTTCGCTCCTTGTGGACGTAGTCCCGCATCCAGGCGGTCTTCTTGTCGCACACCTGCTGCACACCGCCGGGAAGCGCCGCCGTGCGGCTTGCAAGCTCCGCCATGCGCTGTTTTATCTGCCCAACGACAGGAGGGAACCCCTTGCTGTCAGACGCGATAAACGCCCTCACAGCCGCAGCAACGGTGTTGTAGCTATCCTCGGCAAACATATCCGCCCACAGCGCCACTACGCCCTCCGCGTCCTGCCTCGTCATGCCTCGGTAAAAGTTCGGGTATGTAGCCTGCAAAACGGCCATAATCTTTAACGTCTCTCCCTGTGTCATTGCCGCTCCTCCAGCATTTCCAGAAACACGTTGCCGCTTGCCTTTCTCACCGCGCCGTGGTCATCCTTCCAGCGCGTTTCCCAGTTCCGCACGGCGGCTTTCCAGTCCTTCATGCGGTTTTTCCCAACCATCCAGCCCTTCTGCTGGTAAAACGACACAAAGCGCTCTGCATTGACGTGATAGCCTTTCTCACAGACATACGCTGCCACGTCGTCAACGGTCGGCGGTGCGAAGCGCGCCGCGCGTGTATCACTCACACCGTTAGGTGGGAGTGAATTATCTTTGGTTTTGTCTTTGGTTTTGGTTTTGTCTTCGGTTTGGTACGTTTCGTATACGGTCGTATTCGTTCGTATACCATCGTATACGGTCGTACCCTCCTTACGTGCATATCGTTTTTCTATGTTGCGTTGGTTCTTTACGCATCGCTCGTCATACGCCGCTTTTGCCCTGTTTATATCGTCCGCAATGAAATCAAATGCGATCGACTCCCGTCCCGTAAGTTCCTCCGTCTCTCCGGTCTCGCCATATTCCAGCAACGACCGTACAAGCCGACCTACCTCTTGATCTGAAAGTTTCTCTAATTTCTTGCGATAACTGTAATAAAAGGGAATGTACTCAAGAGCCACTAAGCGCCACCCCCTTCTTTGTGAACGGAGCGATGACAACTCTCACACAGAGTTATGCCATTTTCAACGTCATATCGCAGATCAGGATAATCGCACCACCGTTTTTTATGATGTGCGTTTAACTCACCGCCTCTGCCCCCGCAAATTTGACATGTATAGTTGTCTCGTTCAAATACGCGCTTCCTCCAATCTCTATACTTATATGACGTTCTGTCTCTTTTGTTTTGTGGCGTTATACCGCCTTTCCAATTCCAGTGCCACGGCCCGCTTGCCTCAAATTTCTTAAACCGATCTTCCTGCGCCATCACGCGCTTGGCGTAAAATCTCTCATTGCCACAGAGCGCTATCTGCTCTCCCGTCATGCTGTATGCCAGCAATGCCCGCGTTAGCCGACCGAACTCTGCATCGTTGAGTGCTTCCATCTCCTCTAAATAATCATAGGGGAGGGCAGCATAGTTTCTTGCCATTGCGTCACCCCTTAGTCCATAAGGGGGAAATCCTTCTTCATCGCCCCAATGACGTACACGCCGCGCTCCTTGTCCAGCGCCACCTGCACGTTGTAGTCTGCCAGCGCCTGCGTCACCAGCTCCGCAGGGATCTCCAGATGGTAGCCCCACAGCGTGTCGCAGTCCTCACGCTTCTCGCCGAACTGTACGGCACAGGCGGCGTAGTGCGCATCCATGCCGCGCTTGAACGCCTCGATCACGCCCTCCGCGTCCTCGATGTGCTTCCGCTGCCGCTGTACGATGTTCGCCAGGTGCTTGTTCTGCCGCCGCAGACCCTTGATCTCATCCTGCATCTTTCCCATTCTTTTCTTCCTTTCTCTCGTACTCGTCCGTCAGGTGCCGTGCAATGGTGCAATGCTCCCATGCCCCGGCACAGAATTGATTCATAAAGCGGGATGCCGCGCCGCCCGTCTCGAAGCTGACGCGGCTTCCGCCCTCACAGCAGACCCGCCGTTTCTCGCTGCTGGTGAAGTAGGGGCAGGTGTACCGCTTGTGCCAGTAGTCCATGCCGCTTACCCCTCCAATCAGAACGGCAGGTCGCCGTCGTCCTCGATCTCGGTAAAACCGGTGGATCGTGCCGCGCCGCTGTCCGTGTCCCGCTTGGCGTCGCCAAAGTAGATGTTGTCTGCCAGCACCTCGGCGTTCCGGCGCTTGTTCCCGTCCTTGTCCGTCCAGTCCCGCAGCTGCAAGCGGCCCTCCACCACGGCCATGCGTCCCTTGGAGAAATACTTGGATACGAACTCGGCGGTCGTGCGCCACGCCACCACGTCGATGAAATCCGTGTCCTTGGTGCCGTCCGCGTTCTTAAAGTCGCGGTCGACCGCCAGCGTGAAGCTGGTGACGGCGGTGCCGTTCTGCGTCCGACGCAGCTCCGGATCGCGGGTCAGACGACCCATAATGAAGATCTTGTTCAGCATTTCAAATCTCCTTGTTCAATTCTTTTTGTTCTGTAAACTTATACATCATGTGTGCTGCATACGAAACGGCCTGCATTAGATCCAGTTCCCGTGTTCCTTTAACCTTGGAATACGCTTTGCATATCTCCGTCCCTTGGAAATACATATGCAATCCAACTTTTTCCGGGGAGACATCCAATCCCAGCGTATACAGCCCAGCACCGCTGTTGGCTTTTGTAGGTTGAACGTCTTCCTTTTTCTGGAACGCGCCATTCTCCACTCCAAGCTCTCGCATTAACAGGCCGTATGTGTAGTCAGCCATATCGCCTGTGCAAGAGCATAGGAAGCTCGAGCTGCGCCCGATGCGCCTACACACATCAGCTTGCGTCATACCGTGATCTCGAATATGCTTTTTTATAGCTGGGATATCCACCTTAATACGTTTCATTTCTTTTCACTCATTCCTCTCATAAATAGCTTTTTCCAAACTCGCGGCGGAAGTCCTCCTCCGTCCAGCCCTGTTCCTCCATTGCCTTGAGCTGCCCGTACCGCCGCAGACGCCGCATCTGGTCGCCGTTCTTGTGTACCGCGCCGCGCCCGTTCCGGTGGCAGCGGTTGCCGCACAGGTACACCACAAGGCCGTACTTCTCACTCTTCTTCCGATTCGCGCCTCCAAAAATGTGGTGGCGCTCCAGCGGGTCGCCGGGGTCGTTCCGCCCGCACAAAAAGCATCGCTTGTCGTTCATACGCTCACCTCTCCCCACCGGCTCACAAGGGCGTCCAGCTCTCGCGGCGTCATGGTTTCGATGCCGACGTCCCGGCAGTCCTGCACGATGGCATCGATCAGCCGCGCCATCTGCTCCGTGTCGTATACGGAGCTGCCATACCAGACGGTCACGTTCACGCAGCCCTTGAGTTTGCTGGGGCCGATATCGGCCATCCAGCCGATGCCGTTCCGTTCCCAGCTCCGGCAGAACGCCTCCGCTGCCTTTTCCCGCAGGCACAGCACCTCGCTCACGCCGCCGATGCTCTGTATCTCCTGCCGGTATACCTTCTCTCTTGAAACACCGTAGTGCGCCGACAGCTTGTCCAGCAGCACCCACGCATAGGCATTGGCATCGAGGCTCCGTCCCTTGCCCTTTAAGGTGGCGGTGTACTCCTTGCCAGGCTTCAGCGCGTCACAGACCGCCATCGCCGCCTGCGGTGACTTCACACGCAGCGCCAGCCACGCGCCCTCACTGTCCTGCGACCACCGCGCCGCGTCAACCGTTACCTGCTGCATGACTGTTCTCCGCTCTCATGCAGCCCCAGCAGAGCCGCTTGCCGTACTTCTTCACCGCGTTCTCTACGATCTCGTTGATGGGATACAAACGGTCCCCGCACTTTACCGCCTTGATGGGCAGTCCGCAGCACTCACACAGCACCGGGGCATCTTCCTTGGCCTCCTGTTTCTTTTCACGCTTCTTCGGCGCGTCCTCCTGTTGCTTGGCTTCGTCCGTGTCTGCGTCCTTGGTGTCGTCAATGCAGAACAGCCCATTCAATGCGTACTTTCTGGCGTAGCTGGATGCCATGCCGGTGATCTGGCTGTCATCCATGCCTTTCTTGTCCTGCGGCTCTCTGGCGTAAGCATTTGCAGATACGCTGTCGCCGCTCTCTGTGTCTACCAGCGTTGCGGTGGCCACAACGTAAAATCTGCCGGATACTTCCTGCACCGCATCATTCAGCAGGAGCGTGGCGTTGTTCTTGATGCACAGAGGCTTTACCGCCTCCAGAATATCCTCGCAGCTCCGATAGTTGTACTTTGCGAAACTGTTGTACTGCCCCTTCGGTGCTTTCAGCTCCTGCTGGATCATCATCAGCTTACCGTAGATATGTGCACCCATCACTTCACCCCCATGTTCATCCGCTCACACAGCTCCGCGCCGGTCACGGCCACGCCGGACTTGAGAAGCGGCGCAATGTCCGTCTTGCTCACCGTCGGCTGGGCATAGGTGATCTTGCCGTCGTACCCGTTGTCCATGCACCACTGCACCACCGCGTCCATGTCGGTGATCTCCACCGCCGTGCTCTTGCGGTATGTCACGGCGCATTTGGCCGTCTGGAATGCCGCGCCGCCCAGCGCCTTCTCTGCGTAGTCCAGCAGCTTCTCCCGCTTGCGCTCCAGCTCCTTGCGCCGCTCGGCAAGCTCCTTCTCCTCCTCGCGGATGGCCTTTGCCTCCGCCGCCAGATTCTTTGTCCAGCAGAGTACGCCCTCGATCTTGGCGTCCCGCGCCATTTGCAGCGCCTCAAACGCATCAAAATCCAGCACCTCGCCGGTTTCCTGGTCGATCAGGCTCTCCAGCTCCCGGTCGATGTGATACAAACTCATACTCATTTCTGTTCCTCCCATGCGTCCCTCGCTTCAATGCAGCAATCGCACCCCACGATGACGCCGTCCTTGTTCTTGTAGTAGGTGTCCGTCTCCTCCCCACACACGGGGCAGACGGGCAGATCGTAGTCCTTCGGCTCTAAGGGCCGCTCCGGTTCCCAATACTGCATCACGCTTCTCATACCGGTCGACCCGCCGCTTTCAGAACATCCCGCATCGGCTTTCGTGCCTTGAGGATGGACATGGCCCGCGCCGTGTCACGTCTGTACTGCCGGTACAGGTCTCCCAGCTCCTCCGTCTGGTAGTATCCCTCGCCGTCGTTGCAGATCATCACGCCCTGCCGCTTGGCTTCGCTGACGGCCTTTCGCATCATCCGGTCGGAGGTCTGCATCGCCGCCGCCAGCTCCGCACGGCTGATGGCGTTTCGCCGCCCGTGGGGGATCAGCGCCGCGATGCGCTCCGTTTCCGCCGTCCGCTGGGGGATGTCGGCCTTGTCCTCGTCGCCGTACAGATATGCCCGGCTGGTACGCAGTGCCGCCTCCAGCGCCGTCATGACCTCCTCCGTGGGCAGACACACGCCGTTTTCAAACCGGCTCACCATGCAGGTGTCGATACGGGGATCCACCAGCTTCAGCACCCCGCTGACCGCCTCCTGCGTCAGGCCCAGCTCCAGCCGCCGTTCCTTCAATCGGTTCATTACTGCACCTCCACCCATTCCCCGTTCTTAACGGTGTACCACACGCCGGGTTTCAGCGTTTCACCATCCACAATGGCGGACAGAATGGAGGTGATATCGCCATTGGCATTTCGCTCAACGCAGACAACGGCGTTTCCAATCTCTCCCATTACGCGCCCATAAAAACCAGTAGCCATAGCCACACACCCTTTTCCGGTGGCGGATGCTGCGCCCCTCACGCCGGTGGCGGATGCTGCGCCCCTCTCGCCGGTGGCGTGGTTCTTCTTTTCGCTGTTTGCCTTTTTGATGGCATTGTCAAAATCACACTGTGCTTTAACGTACTCCACCTGCGCCTTGACAAGCCCCGGAATGCCGATCTCTGCGCGCAATGTCAGTTTCTTGCCGACGCGCTTCGTGTCGTCGCTGTGCATCTCGTCGCTGACATCCTCCAGCTCCGCCGCAAAATACCGTGAGCCATCACCGGGCGCGTAGTAGCCCAGCACATCCAACGGCATCTCGCAGGCGTGGAGACCTCTTTCGCAGAGTTTAGCGTCTCCATCCACTTCTGCCGTTTTACCAATCTCATACTGGAACCCACGGCACTTCATATCCTTATCCGTAGCCTTGTAAACCTTCATCTTCCTTCCCTCTTTCTTTTTATCACCATTTTGGACCTCTCGCGCCTTGCGTTGTTCATGCTGTAAAAGTCGATCTCGCTGTACGCCGCGTAACGCTTGGCCTTGTCAGCCTTGATGTCCTCCAGATACGCCGCGTACTCCTCACACTGTCCGTGGCACTTCTGGTGTCTGCTCCGGCAGTCCTTGCAGGGTGTGCGCACTCTGTTCGTCAGCCCTACCATTCCCACTTCACCAGCGCTTTCACCACACCGGCCTGCGCCGCCTCCTCGTGGGTCATCAGCACGTCCACCACAAAGCCCTTCACGCCGGTATCGGCGGCGATGTACGTTTCCCCTCCGATGGTCACGGTGCTGCCCAGCGGGATAATGTCCGGGTCAACCGCCACCGCCTCGCCGATATTCACCCACCGCCCGGAGGCCGTCAACACCTGCCCCGCCTCGTTGCGGTTGATGTCCGCATAGGGCGTGCAGCAGGCACAATAGCCGGTTATGTCGCAGACCAGCAGATTCTCCGGCGGCTTCGCGGCGGACAACACCGCCGCCTGCACCGCAGCGGGCAGGGGAGGGGGGACGTCCTCCGGCTCCTGTGCCTCCGGCAGCGTCAGCGCCCAGAGGAGGATGCCGATGATCAGCAGGATCATCAAAGCGTTGAGGATCCGCAGTCTCCTGTTCCACCTCCGCTCCCAGCAGCGCCGGGAATACTCCCGTGCCCGCCTGTTCCGCTCTCTCATCGCCCCAGCGCCTCCACGCCCTTGACGATGGCCCAGCTCAACCACGCCGCGCCGATAAACGCCAGCGCCCATGCAAACGTGCTCATTCCTCCACCGTCCTTTCCGCGATCCATGCGTCCAGCTGCTTCTTGAAGATCTGGAACACAGGGCTGCGCTCCATCTCGATCACGATCCCGAAGGGATACACCCCCTGCTTGATGCCCTGCCGCAGCGTGTCGGGGGAGATGCTCAACCCCCGCTCCCGCAGGTACAGCGCCGCGTCCTGCGGCGTCAGTGTTGCGATCCTGCTCATTTCAGCGCACCTCCGTCCACCGCCGCGCACAGCGTGTCGCACAGCTTCTTGCAGGGGCAGGAGGGACAATCGCACTCCAGCGGGCTCTTGTTCTCGCACAGAGCGTCCGTCCGTGCCAGGAACACGCTTTCCAGCGCCCTGTATTCTTCTCTGCTCATTTCTTTCTCCTCCTATACCTGCTCATTTGTCCTCCTTCAGCAGCTCGTCCACGCTCACACCGAAGAACTCGGAAAGCTTTTTCAACGTCTTTGCGCTGGGGAGCCGCACGCCGTCAGCATAGCCGCCCAGCGTGCCGTTGCCAATGCAGCATGCCTTTTCCACGGCAAAGATGCTGGTGTGCCGCTCCTCGCACAGCCGTTTGATATTTTCGTAAACCAAAGAAATCCTCCTTCCAATGCCTTTATTCTTGACAGCGGTTAGGAAATAGTCTAAAATAGATGTACCACCACTACTTTAGACTATTGCTAACCGCCTGTTCTACAGGGGGCGCTTCGCCTTTGCGCCCTCCATGCGTCTAATTATAATAGGCGTTTTCCTAATTGTCAATAGGAGATTTTCTATTTTTAGGAGGTTTTTTCTATGCCTTTTCCCGTAAACAACATCCGCGCTTTGTGCAAAGAGAAAGGAACGACTTTAGCCGCGCTTGAAAAAAAACTGGGGTTTGGAAACGGCGTAATTGCCGGATGGGAAACCGCAAAAAATTGGCCACCGTATGACCGCCTTTATGCCGTTGCTGTAGCGCTCGAAGTAACTGTTGATGACCTCGCCGGGAATGAAAAAGCGCCTGCTTCCGTTTCCGAAAGCAAGCGCGATTATGTAGATAGGACCACAAAAATGATCCGGACGCCAGACCCCATTTCTATCTTGGCGGCGCAATACGATGTTCCATCTGCAATCTTAGCCGACATTGCCGGTTGCGACATTTCTAAGGCAGACAAAATGATCTTTGGCATTGAGCAGCCAACAGACAAGGAACTTTTGCGGATCGCATCTGTGTTCTGCGTTAGTCCCGATTCTCTCCGTCAGGGATTGGTGCCCCTGTACGCCAATCAATATGTTGTTTTCGACATAGCTCGCCGTAAGTCAAATCGCATCCCTCGACAGGAAGATCCTCAATCTTGACCATACGCGCTTTTTGCGCGTCCCAGTCGGGGAACAGTTGCCGGTTTATTGCATCGTTGATTTTCGCGTATGCGTGAAATCTTTCACACTCCGGCAGGTCTTTTGCCGCTTCCATTTCCGCCAAATAGCTTTCCCGTGTGTATGTCTTGTCCATTTTTCCCTCTCCTTCGTCAAATTGTATAGTTTTTTGCCTCGCACTTAGATATATATCCAAATTTATTTTCTTTAACTTGCTTACATTCCGTGCAGTTTGTATAATATTGCTTGGAAGGGGGTGAAGTCGTGCTTTTAGTGATACTTGCGGGGTTATTGCCGTTTATTGTGCTCGAAGCTATCCCGTGGATAATCGCAGCGGTCGTTAAGAAACCAACGTCTGGTTCATGGTATAAAAAACTTTGCATTGTTTTTGCCGTGTTTTCTGCGTTTTCTATATTTACGTCAGGCTTTAACTCTAATCAAGAAATCGATACCGTATGTTTGATTTTAGTCTCTATTGTATGGGGAACAGCCAAGTATTGGCTATTAAAAACGATTGGTTTTTCTATCTTGAAAAAAAGAGGAAAACTGGAGCAATCAGAGATGAAAAAATGAAACTTCCCGGTCAAAGCGCCCCCGCCGCCTCCGCAACGGCGGCGGGGGCTTACAGCAGACACACCAACCATCACGCGCACCTGCTGCGGCTTCACCGTAACAAAACCGCATTAGGCAGGTCAACGCCAAAACGTGGCAGACCGCCCCGCCGCACCAAACCGAAACCGGGCAGGTCTCGCCCAGTTGAGGGAGGAACGAATAATCATGGAACAATCTTTACAGGAGCTTTGCAGAGAAGCAAAATACCGAGAAAAGATGACGGCGCAGGACATATCCGACTATTCCGACGTTCCGCTGTCCAGCGTCAACAATTTTTTTGCAGCCTCTTCCAAAATGCCGTCTATCTACACCGCTGGCCCCATCTGCCGCGTCCTCGGTGTGTCGATAGACGCTTTTTTTCATATTCGGCCATCGCCCGATCCGTCCATAGAAGCGCAGCTTGCCCACGAACAGGAGATGAACCAGCTCCGCGTCAGAGCCATACGCCACAAGAATTATCTGATCCTCGGCCTGATGATCCTGCTTGCCATCACCCTGGCATACGGCATTACCATTGATATGCTGGACCCCAACATGGGGCTGTTTCGGGAATAAAACATTTGTTCTGTTTGTTTGCTGCCATTGTACATGACAAGCCTCTTGGTTTCAATCGTCAAGATTTACAAGATTCTTGTTTCTTCTTTGTGAGGTGTCTCTATGTCTACTTGTATTAAATGCGGCGTCCAACTGGTCCCGAATGCCGTTTATTGCCATATCTGCGGGAAAAAGCAGGTCACGGCCTCTCGTAAGGCGCTGAAACGCCCCAACGGGTCCGGCACGGTGTATAAGCTGGGTGGGCGGCGGTCCCGGCCTTGGGTCGCCGCAAAAGACGGCGTGTATATTGGGTACTACGAGCGGAAGACGGATGCGCTGGCCGCACTGGATCGGCTGGCAGGCCGTCCGCTGGAGGAAAAGTTCAATATGACCTTTTCCGAAGTGTTTACAGAATGGAAAGCCGAACACTATCGGGAGATAGGGGAGAAGGGCGTGGAATCCTATGACAGAGCCTACGCCGTATGTGCGCCGCTGCACAATAAGAAATTCCGCGACCTGCGCACAAAGGACTTTCAAGCCATCATCGACAGCAACATGGCAAAGTCCAACTCCACGCTGTCCAAATACAAGCAGCTCATGACTCAGATGGCCCGCTGGGCCGTCCGTGAGGAGATCGCCACCACCGACTTTGCCAAATATGTCAAGCTGCCCCAGCAGGTAAAAAAAGAAAAAGCCATCTTTACAGATGACGAAATCGCGCTATTGGAAAAAGACGGCTCCGACGCCGCCAAAATCGCCCTTATGATGATTTACACCGGTATGCGCATCGGTGAATTGTTCTCTCTGCCGCTGAAAGACTACCATGAATCGTATGTGATCGGCGGCGAAAAGACAAAGGCAGGTAGAGACCGCGTCATTCCCATCCGCCCGGAGGGGAGGAAGTATTTTGCATACTTCGCCTCCCGCGCCACCGGCGACCTGCTCATTTCCGGCTACGATGGGCAGCGCATCCCCGCCAATTACCGCACCCGTGATTTTTACCCCCTGCTGAAAAAGCTCGGTATCCCAAAGCACACGCCCCACGCCACGCGCCACACTTACGCAACGTGGGCAAGAAATGCAGGAATCCAGCAGGAGATTTTGCAGAAGATCATCGGTCACGCAAGCTTCTCCACCACGGCGGATATTTACATCCATGCAGACGCGGAAAAGCTCATCTCCGCCGTTGAATCTGCAAGTAATTTGTAAGTAACCGAAAAAGCCTAAAACCGCTTAACACGGATTTATGTTTTTGTTTTCCATGAAACATTATCAAAACGCCGCGAAAAACACACACAAACGTTGTAAAATTCAGTTGTCCATATTTCACACGCAGGAGGTCACTGGTTCGAGTCCAGCAGTCTCCACCACAAAAATCCCTGTAACCACAACGGTTACAGGGATTTTCTTATTTCCTCCAAAACACGTTTGTAAGTAACGTGTAAGCAACGTTACCCGTTCTCAACAACGTGCATTGCCTGCCGCAGCGCTTCCTTTACGTTGGGATCGTCGGTGTCCTGCATCATGCGCTCGATCAGATCCTTTGCCTTGCCCTCATCACGGCTGTACCGGCCCATAGAATCCCTCTTGCGCCGATACGAGCTGCCTCTGTTGTAGGCGGTGCGCCCGGAAGACCAGTCGCGGGAATAGCCGTCATCGCGGGAATACCCATCATCGCGGCTGTAGTCGCCGCTTTCAAACATGGCGATTTTGTCAATGTTCTTGATGGACGATGCCAGCTTGTGGATGGCATCCAGGTCAGCAGCGCTCAGCTCCCGCTGGCCGGAAAACTCAGACAGCTCCTCACACAGCATCTCCCGGATACCGAAAAGCTCCTTCATGTTCATGTTGCCCCTCCTTTCAGCAGACGCGCTCCACGATCATGTTGCTATTGGCAAAGCTGATCGCCTGAGCGCTGGTGTTCTCCATCGCCACCGTTACGCAGCAGCCCTTCGGCACGTCCACGTTGGCAGCGACATAGATGTTGAAATAGTTCTCCACGGCGGCGGGCGTTACTGTCGCCACGGCGCTGGTCAGCGGCTCACCGTTGATAGCCAGCGCGGCGGAGATTGCACCCACCGTGCCGCCTGTGGGGATGGCAATGTTTCCGCCGAAGGACACGCGGAACCGTGCCTTACACTGGTTTGTCAGGCCGCGCAGGAACACCTGCCCGCTGCCCTCGCGGTGTACGATGCAGGACTTGCCCGCAACGGCAGTTTCCGTCAGAGGCACATTCTGTCCGGCAGGTACGGTAACAATGTTGGTATTTACGTATTCAGCCAAAATACTCACTCCTTTCAAAATGCAGACGGCGGAGCTATTGCCCCGCCGCCTTTCAATATCAGCCCGGAGCTGAACAATTTCCGTTTTGGAAATAGATTCCTATGCAGTTGTCAGCAGCCGGAGCAGCCGGTGTAGCTGCCAGCCCACGGGTTGCAGGATGCATATGCCGGGATGGGCGTAGGCCGCAGCTGGGAGATCAGGTAGTTGTTTTGCGCAGCCTGAGACGCGGCCAGACGCAGCTCCTGATTTGCGCTCTCCAGATCGCGCATCTTGGAGTTGGTCAGGAAGTCCAGGATGGCGCGGCTATTGGCGTTCTGGTTCTCCACGATGTCGCGGGTGGCGTTCTGCACGGTGTTCCGCGTGTCACACGCCTGCGTCGCCATGTCATAGCGCACCTGCGCAACGGCGGCTCTGTTCTCGCAGCAGCAGTTTGCCGCCTGCATCTGCATAGCGCTGAGCTGCTGCATCAGCGCCGCCTGCTGGTTGGCGCGGGACAGCTCGGCATTACCGAAGCCGGTCAACAGCGTGTTGTTCACGGCATAGAAGCCGTCGCACAGCCCGCCGTTGATGAGATCCATCTTGCGCTCGATGTTGGAGAAGTCGGAGGCCAGCACATAGCCGTCCACCACGCCGCCGGAATTGCCAGCGTTGTTGCCCCAGCCATTGCCGCCCCAGCCGCAGAACGCGAACAGGAACAGGATGATGAGAAACCACGCGCCGTCACCGCCAAAGCCAAAGCCGTTACCGCTGCCATTGGCAGGGGTCACAGGCATGGTCATGGTGGGCATACCCTCGGAAAGAGACATAGTATCACTCCTTTTTATTGATGTAATTTATCTGAATCGCGGCCACGATCAAGAAACAAGTTATGTTTCGTCTTATGTTTTTGCTTATGTTTCTGTTTAGACTTTGCTTATTCCATTAAACTTTGGAATTGCTTCGCCATCTGCTGGAGCTGGTTTAACTGCTGCTGTGTGAGCTTGCCGCTTTGCAGCAGCTTCTCCACCTCTGCCTTGGGGTCGCCCTGGAAATTCTCCTTGAACTGTTTGAACTGCTGCACCATCTGCATAAAGCCGTTGCCGCCGCCCATTGCCCCGAAAAACGGATTATTCATCGCTCTTTTCCTCCTTGCGCTTCTTGCCCTTCATTTCGCTCACAAGCGCCGCCAGCGCGTCAAACTCCTTACGTGTCACATATTCCGCAGCGGGCGCTTTCTGCGTATCAGGAGCGCTTGCAAGCCGTTCCACAAGGTCATACACCTTGAGCGTCGGCTTGCCGCTTGCATCGGCCTGTTTTAGATACACCGTGGGAGCCGTCGAGTCCCACAGCGCAACTGCCGCATTGGGCGCGACCATCCAGCTTCTTGCCTCCTGTTCGCCGGATACCCACTGCACGCCGCTCTGCGGCAGAGGATTTTGCGGCATCGGCGGAATGGCCTGCATCTGCTGCCTCAGCTGGGCGAGGTTGTCCTGCATTGGCGGCATATAGGGGTTTCCGTAGTATGGATAGTTCATGCTTCATCCGTCCTTTCCCAGTAATACAAGGGTGTTTCGGCTCCGGAATCCCATGTGTCGTGCCAGTCTCCGTCTATCACGCACACCACATGGGACGCCAGCGCCAGCAGATATGTACCACGCGGGTGATCCATTGCAAAATCACTCACGGAATAGCTGTCCGAGCAGTCCTCCGGGATGATATGCCGTGAAAAGCCCAGCTTCTTGAGATACGCGCCCCACACGTTGTTGGCGCTGGGCATATCCGCAAGCGCCAGACCCTGCATACAAAGCTGCACATACGTCTCATGCCAGCCCTGCCCCGTGGCGCGGCAGATCGCGCGAACAGGACAGTCTCCCACGTTCTTGCCGGAGGGATTCGGGTTATACCATACGAACATCACGACCACCTCTCTTTACCGCCAGCATACGGCAGATATTGCCGGAAAAAGCGTCAAGAAAAGGGCGAAAAAGTGCGTGGACACAAAAAAAGACACACCTACACGGTGTGTCTTTTTTCTGCTCTCAGGCCGTCGGCCATTTTTTTGTATGCGGTACGGCGGCGGCGCTTTACGCCGTCAACCGATACGTTCATACGGAACGCTTGCTCCACGCAGCTTCGTCCCCGCACGTCACATTCCGCGATACACTGTGCCTCCTCCTGCGGCAAGTCAAAAGATTGGATCCACGCGATAGCTCTCTTGGGTGCCATGCTATGCAGCATAGCCCGTATTTCACGGTGCTCCTGGTTCATCCTGCTTTACGCAGGCTTGCGGATCGCCTTGCGGCGGGATGGTGCCATAGGATGGTTGCCCTATCGCCCGTTGCTCCTTTCCTTGATTTACGGTGCTCGCCACCGGTTTTTCAATTCCTTCACGGACTCGACGCCCTGCTCATTTTTCATGATGGCCTCCACGCCCTGTCGCACGTCTGACTCCTCATAGCCGTGCTCCAGCATCTCTTTATAGATCAGCCGCGCCGTCTCGGTGTCTTTGTCCTTCTGCGCCCGGTACAGCAGCTCGCACCACCGTTTTCGGTTCCCAGCGCTCCTGTCCATGCGATAGATCGCTTTTTCCATCTCAAACATTACCCGCACATTCCCTGTGTCGTTTGCGATGCTGCGAGCGATAGACCACATGTCGCGCCCCATGTTCCCAACGCTGATTCCAAAAACCTTGCTGCACATGAGCATGACCTGTTTCAGGTTGTAGGCCGTGGTGGTTTTTGAATCCCCGCCCAAGCCCTTGATAAAGGTTTTGGACGTTCTGATAATATCGTCTGCCGCCGCTGCATCCATACGGTCAACAGTGTAGCCCTGCAAGATAGACAAAATGTCCTTCAGGTACGGAATACGGCCTACCGGATTTATGTTGCTGATAAGGTTTCCCCCCAGCACAACATTTTTCACGGCTTCGCCCGCATTTTTTTCATCACCGGAATAGCCGGTAAATGCTTCCAGAATACGTTCCGCCCAGTTCTTATCCTTGTCATCGTCCCGCAGGCCGTCCACAATGGACTGCGCCAGTGCGTTCACCACGTCCGTCACCAGCAATGCGCCTACAGACCGCTTCAGCTGCTTCAGCGCCTTGCTGCGCTTATGCGGATTCGTTTCATACACCCATGCGTCGTAGGCCCGCATCAGGACGTTCAGGCTTTTCAGCGGCTCACCCATGAAAGACGTGGCCTGCCGCGTCAATGCGTCGCTGTCCCGCATGATCTGCGTGCGCTGCATAACGCCGTCCACCACCTGCGTCTGGTCGATCACATCCGTGAACAGCTCCGCCACCTGCCGGTAATACGCATCGCTGCCTACTTCCGTGTTTGTGTTTGCTGCCACCTGCCATTCGCAGGCGTTCCAGATTTTGCCCCACGTCACCGCGTCGGCCTTTCCGGCCAGTGCCATGCTCTTGTCGTTCAGCCATTCCCGCACGTTTCCGTCTGACCCGTATACCTCACGCGAAATGGTGTACCGGCTGCCCTGGTCAAAGCCGGACGTATCCTTGATCCCCGCAATAGCCGCCCACTTTCTGGCCTTGTCCCATCCGTTCCCAGCCGTCGCGCCTTTCGTAAGGCCCTTTGTCATGTTCTTCGGCTCCAGCACCACAGCCGCACGACAGTATGCCGTAGGCTGCTGGATGATCACACGCAGGTTCGCGCCAACCGCTGCGCCTTTCGTATTGCCCACGATGCGTTCCACGGTCCTTGTGGTAGAGCTGGCGCTTTTTACCATGCCGTTCTGCACATCCCGCATCAGGTTCCGCCAATAGCTCTGGGCCGCGTCGCCGTACACGCCGGACAGGACCTGCCGCACATTCTTCCCAGTCAGGTTGCCCATGCTGTCCCTGTACCGGTAGTTGTACAGACGGTTGATGTCCTCCATTGGAGCCAACAGCGTGGCATATTTGATCATATCGCTGGCGTTCTGCGCAAACACGTCATACGCGCCGCCGATGTCCAGCGCATTGCTGGCATTGGGGGTCAGGGCCTTTGCGCTGCCCATGTTCTTGATCGACCGTGCGTTGTCCGCGTCCTTCTCCACGCTGGAGGCCACCGCATCCTTTGCAGCCTTGATGGGCCAGTAATTCTCCTCCTTGAACTTACGGTAGCCGTAGACCTGCATACTGGCCTCGTTGCCCCACTCCGCCAGTTTTGTGCTTGCCAGTTTTTGCAGACCGTTTGCCACTTTGATCTGCTCAAGCGTCAGCACGGAGGTGATGGCCTTGATGTCCTCCTCCGTCAGCAGAATGTTGTCGTTCCCGCGCGGGATCGCCTTCAGCTTACCGTTCCGCTGGATCTCCGGCTGCACAATGCCGCCCACCGTCAGATGGTGCATAGCCTGTTCACCGCGCCGCGCCAGATTGTACAGGTTCATGATCTGGTCGGTGGTCAGCGTCAGCTCCACACCACGGCTGGTGGTAAAGGTGTGCCGTTCACCCCGGTTTTTATACACGTCCGCATCCAGAAACTTTTTCGCCGCGTTCCGCAACTCCATCAGCATCACGTGCTCTCGGTCCTGCGCGTTCCGCAGCGTTCGGTATACCTGCATGCCGCCGTCGCCGTAGGCAGAGAAGAACGTATACGGATCTGCCATGTCCAGCGAAATTTTCCGGTTTCGCCGCTTCCGGCTCATGCTGCCGTCCGCGATGGTCTGCGCCCACTCGCTGGTGCTCTTATACTTTGCGGAGGAAAGCGTCTTGTCGTAGGTTGTCAGCGTTGTTTCAATGGCACGGATCGCGTTCCACACCGTTTCCAGCTCGGACACGCTCATATCCGCAATGCGCTTGCCGCCCAGCGCGGACAGAGAATCCAGCAGACCGCCGCTTTCCGTCAGCGCCGGGTCTACCACCATATTCCCCTCGTTGTCCAGAATATTGTCATAGATCTGCTTGAGCCGGTCTGCCTCCATCGTTCTTCTGGTGGGGTCGCCGTCCGCGTTCTTCCGCAGCCGCCCGTTTTCATCGTAGCTGTACGCGCTCTCCAGGTTGATATTCCGCAGCAGGGCCGCCACCACTACGCGCAGTTCCTCCGGGACGTGCTTCTTGTCCGTGGGGCGCAGAAGTTTTTCTGAAATAACCCCGGTATGTCTGGCAATCTTTGCCCGCATCTCCGTGGCATACCGCTTCTCCCGTCCCTTTTGGGTCTTTTCATTGTATTCCCGCCGCATACGCTTTACCATGTCCCGGCGCTTTTCCCGCTCCTTCGTCAGCATTTCGCGTACCCGGCCAACGGCCTCCTGCTTTTCCAGTGCCCGCCTGTCCGCATACGTTTTTTTCTGCCGCACCTGATCGGAAATCATTCCGTCAATGATGTCGTTGGCAATCTCCTGAATGGCTGCATCACGGTAGCTGTCGAAGGGGTTTTCATAGATGGTGTCCATGCTGTCCAGAACGTCACCTATTTGCAGCAGCATGTCCGCCTCGGTATACACGTCGCCGGGGAAATAGCCCTCGCCAAACATCTCCGCCAACTCGCCGTACACGGTGTCCACGGGCGTGCCGCTGGACTTGCTCAGCTTCAGAGTCCCCATGTGGCTCTTTCGGAAATCTCCGTAGTTTGCCATGTCCCCGTTGAACAGGATCTTCTGCCGCTTCAAATAATCCCGTATTTCCAGCAGCTCCGCGCCGTGCTCCGTCAGCTCCGTCGTGTTGTCCACGATGGCCTCCGCCACGGCCTTGGCGTGTGGCATCAGATCTTCCATCGTCACGTCCCGCTTCATTACAGCCTTGGCAAGCGCGTCCATCTCGCTTTGCACGTCCGCGTATTTCACATCGCTGCCGTACTCGCGGATGAGATTCTGCCCCAGCTTTTTCACGTCCCGCAGCACCACGGACGGTTCCTTGCTGATGCGCATTTCGCCTTTCAGCTCTTGTACCCGCTGCTTCAGCGCCTCGTTCTGCTTGGCCAGCGCGTTTCGCTCCTTTTTGAGTTCCCGCGCCTCGCGCTCCACCTCCGCCGTGGCTTTCAGAGAAAACCTCGCATTTTCCACGCTGTTGACGGCATCCAGTCGGGCTTTTTCATCGCCGCTTGCGTATTCGATCATCCTAACACCGGCGTTTTCCAACGCTGCCTTTACCTCTGCGCTGGCGTCGTTAGGGATGACCGCCGCCAACACCTCATCAAATCCAACGGCTCTCTGTGGCTTCGCCTCAAAATACCCCGTCGGCATATTGGAAATGTCTTCATACAGCTGCAGCACTTTTTCCGCTGTGTCCGGTTTAATTTGCAGCGTGGGGTATGTCCGCAACTCTTTATCAATTCCCGCCACAGTCCGTTTTGTTCGCAGCGTCTCTACAATAGCCGACGCCGCATCGTCTGATGCGATAAACTCATTCCTTGCTGCAGGATCCTTAATCTCGTTGGTCAACTCCGCAAGGCGTTCAGAATACTTCTGCCGGATAGCACTGTATTCTTCTTCGGTCATTTTCTGCAAACGCCCGGAATCTCTTTTGATGTCAGCAATAGAGCCGTAATCCTTTGACGCAACACCCCAAATTGCCTGACCGCCAAAAAATGTATTCGCGCCCGTCTGATCGCCTTGCTTCATTGCTTTAACAATGTTTTCCAGCGTGATCTCATAGTGCGTTGCCGAAAAACTTCTGCGATTGCCGGAGGATGTATAGTAATCCTTTCCGTTGTAAATGCCCTCGCTTTTTACAACACCGTCAAACAGATCCTCCAGCCATTGCTCGTACTCCTTCTGATTTACCTTGTCGCGGATAGCTTTGTTGGTGGCATCCCTGTCCACTTCTTCCGTCACAGTCTCCGTGTTACCGGTCAGATATTTCCGCGTATCCAACATATACCGCATCTTTGCCGCAACGGTTTCTGCATTTACCACATCAGCCGCATCCTTTGCAGGAAGCCCCAGCTTTTCGTAGTATTTTTGCAGCGCGGCATTCAGCGCTTCGCCGTGTTCCTTGAACCACAGTTTTCTTGCCGCAATAGGCGACTCGCCGCTCTTTGCGCGGAAATCACTTACAACGCCGTCTCCCAACTCACGGATCAGGAACGATGCCATTTCCTGCTGGTTGTCGTCCATACGTGTGACTTCGCGCTTTATTACATTCTCCACGGCACCGCGCCCAGTGTCTTCGAGGTAAATGTTCATCACGCGCGGATCATCGCGCATAGCCCCGACAACTTTATCTACGCCGCCCTTCCGGTTCAGCTCGTCCTCCAGCGTGTTTGCCGCGGAATATAAGGGGTCTGCAAAGCTCATGCCTTTCGCCCGCTCCATGCGGTAAAACAGGTCGTGGATTTTTTTGGCGGATTTCTCATTTACCTCGTACTCAATTCGCGGGGCAGTAGGTGTCCATGCGTCGTAACCGTACACTTTGTTGCTGCGGAACAGCTGCGGGTCAATGGTATCCTTGCTGAACACAAACGAAATGTCGCCGTACTCTCCGTGACCTTCGTCTGCCTTTACGATGGCAATACTCGGCATAGGCAGTCCACCCAGTTTTGCCGCGTCCAGCAGATTTTTCTCCGTCAGGTTATGCAGCGCCAGCAGGTTTTTTGTCTCCTCCACAGGCGCTTTCAACGAAAACTGCGGCTTGACATTCTCGCCCTCGGTTGGTATACTGCTCTTAGACGTAGAAGCCGTGGGCTGTGTGAGCGCGTCCGTACTGGATGTGGCCGCAGTCGGTCCGGTTTCTGCGTTTGTTTTTCCCGCAAATGTAAACGCAGAACCATCCGGCATAACAATGCGGTGCATATCGTAATGTTTTTTGCTGGTTTCTCTTACTACGACCGCCATATTCCCCCGCACCCCGTTTATGACAACAGGCGCCGCGAAAGTAACTGTGCTGTATCCACGCCCCTTATGGTCATACTCACGGTAAATTTCTTTTCCGCGCTTGAGCACATAGGGTAGGGCCGCAAACGCCGCAATTTCTCCATCGCTCTGCAGATAATTAAGCGCGCTGTTTACATCTTTGCGGCTAACTTCAATTTCTCCATATCTCTGCCTGTCTACGCGGTTTCCGTATTTCAGCGCTTCCGTTTCCGCCCACGCCCGTTTCTGCTTAATATTCATTTTACTGAAAATTTCAGAAACGTTCTTTTGCACTACCGGCTCCGTATCATTCAACGTTTTACTGGCGTTGGCGATCTGTTGTTTGATGCTGACAACTGTCTTATCGGAAGTATTTTTCAGGCTGTATTTTACACCGTCGCCCTCACCGGCGGCGGTTTTTGTTTTCTCCGTCTGCCGTTCCGCCGCGTCAAAGGCCGTCTGCCATTGCTTTGCAATGTCCTCCAGCTCGGCAAAGTCCTTGCCGTATGCCTCCTGCGCCGCCATGTCGCGGTATTTGCCGGTGAACAGGCCCCTGACCTTGTTGAGAAACTCCTTCAGGCTGTCCAGCAGCTTCTGTGCCGCCGTCCGGTTTTCCTTGGAGAACTTGGCAAACAGGGCTGCGTCGTCCAGCATATCACCGGCGAAGTCCGCCGCAAGCTCGTCCATCACCTCGTCACGCGTCAGCGTCACGCCCTCTTGCGCCGCCGTCTCCATGTACCGCTCCACGATCTCCGCCTCTGTGTCCGCACCGTTTTCCTGCATCTTGTACTCCACCGCCGCCTGCCGGAACTTCCGGTATTCAGAGGGGGACAAGTCCTGCATTCGGTGGGTGATCTCATGTGCGGTCACGTTCAAAAGCGGCTTGCCGCTGTCAGCGGCGATTTGGATGAGATTCTGCTCTTTGATGTACTGGCCGTTGGCTCTGCCGCCAAGCACCTGATCCACGATCTCGATCCGGACGCCCAGCTTCTTGCCCCATGTGTTCAGCGTGGCGGCGGTGTCCTTCTTTGCTGCGATCAGATACCGACTATACTCGTTGTCCGCCAGACCGGCACCCGCCGTGGTTGTCACGGACGCTACCTCCGCGTTCTCCCGTGCCACTTGCGCCCGTGCGTCCTCCAGCCCAGCATTGTACGCCGCGTACCGCTGCTCCGGCGTCAGCATCGCCGCGTACTTGCCCTTGGCCTTGTCCGCTTCGATGCCGTTCAGTCCCGCGTTGTACACGCTGGAAAATCCTGCATACAGGGAAGGTGCGTCCTCTGCCGTCCGGCTCATTTCCTGATACGCCTTTTGCCCGTTTTCCAAAAAGCCGCCTACGCGCTTCTCTGCGCGTTTCTGCGCAGCAGGGGAGGGAGGTGTAACCCTCTGCGTTTCCTGCGTCACCTCGCGGCTTGCAAGCCCCGCAATGTCCCGTTTTACCTGACTGATCGGCTTGTCCGTGTCCAGTTTCACGCCGGTGCGCTGCTCCAGCACCTCCACCGCCACCGGGTCACGGGCGATAGCCGCCGCCTGATTGCCGGTGATGGTCTCGCCCCGCGTCACAGCCTCCACCGCCTCCGCAGACTTTGCGTTCATCTCCGGAGCGGTGTTCTGCTGCACATCTCGGTTGTACTGTGCTTTTGCTGCGCCATACGCGACACGGTTGGCAAGGGCATTCACGCCCATTGTGCCGCCGGACAGCAATCCGCCGACGATAGCGCCTCCAGCAAACTCTTCGGCAGCGGTGCCCGGATCAAAAATCGCGTTTTCGTTTACGCCAAAATACGGATTATCGGCATCATATACCGCATTTTGCAGTGTTCGGTCGATGATGCCCTGCAAAACCTCCTCCTTGCCCTCGTCAAGCATGGTGTTCACCAGCGTCCGCCACGCCGCCTGGTTCGCCACCTTTCCGGGCAGGTTTTGGATACCGCCGCTGATCTCGATCTCCGACCCCAGCAGCGCGTTCCCGATGGCGTACAGCGCGGCCCGCTTATCATCTACGCCCTCCGTCTTTGCGTCGTTGTAGCTGTGAGAAAAGATCTGCGCCGCGCTGGAGAGATAGTTGGGGTCCTTGGCCCGTGCCGCCGCCACATTCTTCAGCGTCTGCACCAGCGCGGGGGAACTCTTGGCCGCCGTCTGCGCTGCCAAGGTGCCCGC